ACTATACTGTTATATATGATCCGGATACCATAACAGTCCAACAGCCGAGAATGATCTATTTAAATAATAAATGGAAATCAATTGAGGATTATTTTGAGGTCAATTATGTCACTTTAAGAGGTTTTTGCCCTAAATGTGTTGGCCTTGAAGTAATAAATGATATTGATTATGATATCAGGGGAGCTCTCCGTACAGTAAGAAATGAAGAACTTTTACTCCAGAATCTTGAAAAGTTTACTATTACTGAAAAAGAAAGTAATCCTTTTCACACTTTTATAGGGACATTTTTGGTAAAACTTCTAGGACAGAAAATTATTGATTCCTCTTATACATCAACCAAGATAACTCAAGAAATAAGTACTACATTGGATGTCTTAAAGAGTTTACAGGATCAATACCGTTATACTGATCGTCCTGTGACAAACGGTGAATTATTAGAAGAAGTTGTGAATATGCAAGTAAGATTTGATGTAGATGATCCCACTATAATACGGACTGAAATCTCAGCTACGGCTAAATCTGGTCGTACTGTTGATTACACACAATTTTTGCAATTATCATAGGAAATAAAAATGGCTATACCTGCTCCAGTTATTGTTTTACCATCAGACGGTGCTGATTATGCAACTGATATCAGTACACAGACTCTGTCGGGAACAACATCTACTGATACCAAAGAAATCCAAGTTAACGGATCCGGTCTTGGTATTTCTTATACTGAGGGTGAATCTGTGTGGGCGTGGACCGGGGTCTTATCTCTCGGAGAAAATACTATTAATATTATAGCCATAGAAAAAGGAACTGAATTACCCAGTCCAGTTACTACGATAAAAATAATATTAGTTCAGAGTGCTGATTTTGTAACAGTTTCTCCACCAACAGGAGTGAAATCCCTTCGATATCAGAATAAAATGGAGATTATTAATGCCCAAAACTCCGAACTCAATACAGTAGGCTATAATTATTATGTTAGTCTGCAAAGTGGAGGTGTAAACGGCACTTATGCGAAAATAAATATCGATCCTGTTATTGCTTTCTCATTTTTTATAGATAACACGAGGGTATTAAATACTGCAACCGATACTGCAGGAAATATCCGAGTCACGACGACAACTGAAGAGATAACCAGAGAATATTATTACTCCATTTTCTTTGATCAGACACGGTTTGCGGAGCTGGTAGCTGAGGGATTACTTCCAGCGGCAGTCTTCGGAGAGAGTACACCTTTTTTCTTTGTAATAACGGCTGTGATTTATGACCCCGTTCTTGGCCAGGTTTCTGAGAGTGCTTTTTCAACGGAAATGCAAAGTTCTCCTCTTGTTATTACAACAGGTATAAAAGATTTGCCGGGCAGAACTCAAAATGACATTATTCTTACTATGAGCCAGGAATTATTGACCTCTAATGCCGGGACAGATACGAAGCCCGGAACAGTGATACGGGATATGATGGACCCCATTACCGAAGAAATGGCGAGAGTTTATATTATCCAAGATTTTATGGCTCGGTCATTATCGGTAAGCGGTCTCCAGCAATTTGATGATGCTGACGGGGACACTGTAAGTGATCCCGTGGCAACTTCTATACCGAAAAAGGCTTTACAACTTGCCCTGTTTTTAACAAATCCTGATGATGTCCAACTAATTATCGATGATCAGTTTGATAAACTCGCGTCTAATGTTGATCTTACACGTCGTGCAGCAGAAACTTCTATAGGGTCAGTAACTTTTTATACTGAGACTACTCCAATAAGAGATATGACAATAAATGAAGGATCTATAGTTTCTTCTTTAGGTGATCTGGATCAAAATATCCAAGCTCAATCATACAGGACTCTTTCGACTAAGATATTACAAATTGAGAATCGTGACCAATATTATAATTCTATTACAGGACGATATGAAATTGACGTTGACGTAGAAGCTCTTGATCCAGGAGAAGTAGGCAATACCGATGCTTTTACTGTTAAAGTGGTCTCCTCTGGCGCTGATAGTGACTTTTTTGTAGAAAACGCTAACCCTATCAGTTTTGGTCGTGATCTTGAATCCAACCATGACCTGGCAACAAGAATAGAATTACAGTTCTTTGCAGATACAGGAACAGAAGGGGGCTATGTCAAAGTTGCTACTGCAGTCTCAGGAGTCAGAAGAGTTCGTGTTGAGAAAGCCAAAGATCCTCTTATGATACGGGATTACGACTCTCTCAGAAAAAAACATGTCGGAGGAAAAGTTGACATTTATATCCAGGGTACGAGAACGAGGCAGGTTACCGATCAGATAGCTTTCTCTTTTGAAAGTATCATCTCTTCTCAGGGAACTCAGACTGGAGAAACATTTTCTATTGTGAATGTGGCTGCTTTTCAATTTAAGACTACAAATCCGCGCGTAACAGCACACACGCCTATTTTTGAGGTGTCTAGAGTATATAACGCTACCAGAGCTGCAGAATATGATATTTCCGGTTATCAGATAATAGGTGACGGTGACACCGTTGATCTGGATGAGACAAAGTCAACAAATGTTTTTATAGGCCTTGCATCAGATGATGTTATTAAAGTCGATTACAAATTTAGGAGTTCAGATACATTCATTCTTGAACATCAACCAGTAACTGATATTATTTCTATTACCGGTCAAATCTCTGGGGCTCTCACATCGGATAACTGGGAACTTGTTAAACTTCAGGATCCTCTCGAAGAGGGTGGCTCCACTATAGCCAAAGACAGCATCCAGATTAAATTTGCGAATAATCTTCCTCTGACGGAATTTCAGACAATTACTGAAGAACATCATGTAATAATACTTGGGAAGCCTGAAGCACTTGATTATCTCGGGGCTGATCCGGAGTCTATTATAGTGAGAAATGTTGCTAAGACCGTCAGATATGTGGAGAATGTGGATTATAGGGTTGACCCTGGTACAGATACAGAGGCAACCACTATAATAATGATAGAATCAGGAAATATATCAAATGGACAAGAAATTCTTTTTGATTATACAGCTATTGAGAACTTTATTATTACCTATACAACTAATGAACTTCTTTCTACTGTGCAGATTGAAATTGATAAGATGAAACATGCCTGCGCGGACGCTATAGCAAAGCAAGCGATAGAGAATAGAGTTAATATTGGTCTTACGATAATACCAAAATCGGGGGTAAGTGATTTTACTACATTAACATCTCAAATTACAACATCCATTGCAAATTTTGTAGGGCAATTAGGTGTTGGAAGATCACTCACTCAAAGTGATGTTGACCATCAAATACGTAAAATTGCAGATGTTGATTATGTGGTATTACCTTTTAATCTTATGGTAAAAGCAGATGGTTCTTTAATCGTCAGAGATGATTTAGGAAATGTTCAATTTGAGATATTTAATGAAGGTTTAGTTAAATCTTATATAACGGCAGCAGAAGTTTTGAGTTTTGGCACAGTTGACCAAGGAGGCCCTGAAAATCTTTTTAAGGGCATTTTTGAAGATACTATTGCTCTTACATTGCAGGGAGACCCGTTGGACGTGTCTGGTGGTGCTGGAAGAGGATATATACGGGATGACGGAAAAATAATTGTTAGCACTAAAGACGGCCTGCTGCCCGACTCAAAAAATTATCAAGTAGCATATTATGTTTATGGAGAAGAGGGTTCTGAAGATATCAATGTTAATTTAATTGAATCTCTAAGAATCGGAACTCTTACAATAGTTTACGATACACCGCGCGATCAAATATCGGTACTTTAAGGAAACAGATATACTTTTTGTTTGGTTATTGCTAATAGGAGTGTGATCCATGTCTGAAAATTTAGGAACAGGCGTCTCTTACGTCTATGACAGTGAAGGTTATAATAATGTTATGGTGGTCTTTCAGAAAGGGAAGCCTCCATTAGACTCTGAATTAAATCTTGCGCAAGAGCAACAGAGGTTGTTAGCAAGACGGCAACTGGATACTCTTCCGTCCGGGTGGCTGAGTATAAGGCCTCCTTATACCAGTTCAATATTGTTGAATGAATTCTACACACAGGACCCTACTGGAGCTGTGCCCGAATATGCTATTGTGAATGGAATGGTTCTTTATGTGACTAATACAGGAACGACTGAGGCAAATTCTAACTTGATAGAGCTGTCTGATCCTCCTTTAACAGGGAATAAAGTCCACGGTATCTTTTTGGAGGTATGGAGAGCATTACTAGACCCCGATACAGACACAAACAGACCTGATGCTGAAACTGTTATTGACGCAATTGTAGATATTGAAATGGTTAATGAAAATAGTGGTTGGGCCGTAGGAGAAAATGGTCTTATTCTGGTAACTGAGAACGGTGGTAGTAGCTGGAATGAGCAATTGAGTAATACAAAGAGAAAATTAAATGGTGTCTCCTTCATAAATAGTACAATAGGATGGACAGTAGGTGATAACGGGACTATCACTCGAACAGCCTCTGGTGGTGCAAGCTGGACGGTAATCCCCAGTGGATTAACAAAGAATTTTAATGATACTCATGCAGTATCCCAGCTTATTACGTGGATTG